TTACTGGACTTCAGAAAATGCATTCTTCTTCAAGAAATTAGTAATTATATAGGGGTATGATATATCGATTTGTTTTTCCCCACTGATGGGAACCAGATAAAAACATGTAGTCCCATGATCAGATTTACCTGTTGTAATATGCTTAACCCCCGCCTTGCTCTTATCTTCCCATCCATCATGCAATTGAAATAAGTTGATCAAGAAATCGTGGTCTTCTGCCTCAACAAAATCTCCTTCTTTAGTTTTATTTTTAATGCTTTTACATTTATCAGTAACGTCCTTTTTCGTACGAAAAATTTCACCATTAACAATATATGTCATGTAGTTACCTTGATTTTATTGGTAAGGCCAAAGAAAAAATAAAGCAATTCGCTTTTTATCTCTTACGTAATATACATAACAATCATAGGAACCATAACGAGAAAGCCCCAAATTTTGGGGCTTTCTCGTTACAGCTACATCCAAAGGTTTTGTTGGCCGCTTCGCTCTGGGTGGGGTATCGCCGGAATCACTTCGCCGGGCCGCATAATTGAGCTTTCGAATGTCTCCATTGTCTTGAATGTATGGCCGCAATTTATATTTTGGCACTGGTGATACCGCTCCTTAGTGTTCTCACTCAGGTAGCGGCTGGAACGGGCATGGGCTGATTCTCGACAGAGAGGGCAATGAAACATGTTAATCACCTCAACGGGCTGCGTTTAAGTCAGTGATATTATTTGTTTTATTCTTTTTGAAACAATGAATTATGCTTATTCCGCATCCTAATTTTCTTCCTGATACTCAACATCAGAGAGCTTCACCTCAAGCGCCAGCGCCGTCGTGTAGCCATTGTCACCGAGATTATGGGTCACTTTGGTGATAATCCACGTCTGCTGATCTATCACGCTTTTAAACCCTTTCAGCGTGACCGGCGTTTCTGGATAGAGATCCGCGCGGCCGATAGCAAGATTTATTGAAAACTCAGCCACACTGCGTTGCAGTTTGTCCCACTTGGCCTGAGCCGCCCGCATCGCTTGTGCTTTGCTGGCGTACACCGTGGTTAACGCCAGTACGTTATCGGCTTCACCGGCCAGATACTCGCCCTGCCTTTCTTCCGGCGGTTTGATGGCCTTGGGGGTAGTTGACCTGGCTTTGGGATGCTGCAAGGCGCGCAAGTGCTGTGCCTTGGGTTTACGCTGAAGTTTCACTTTCTGTTTTTTGGGCTGAGGGTCTTTGGTATGCAGCCAGTTAGCCGTCACGCCGCTGTAAGCATTACGGTCGGCGATAGTAAACTGATGGCGGTCACCGTCGCTGCGTTCAATGACTATCATCGGGAGCGGCTTACCGCTGGCCGTCATTCCCCTCCCGGCTTTGAGAAAAAGCAGCTTACCGGCTTTGACTGACACCTCGGCACCATTACGCTCGGCCAAGCGGGTGAGAAACTTAATGTCGGATTCTTGCGATTGGTCGATATGCGGGATGGTTATCTCGGCAAAACCTTGCGCCAGTGACACCACCAGCTTATTACGCTGTGCAATCTGTGTTACCACTGCGCCGAGTGTGGTGTCGTGATAAGAGGCTTCGCGACGTGAATTGAGCGAACCACGAAAATCGGCGCTACGGGCGCGAATAGTCAAGGTATCCGGCGCGCCGCGATGTTCGATTTCATCGACGGTGAATTGACCTTTGCCCATCAGCGCCGTCCCCTGCCAGCCAAGAAACAATGACAATACCGCCCCGCGCACTGGCATGGCGACCAAACCGTCACAATCATCCAGCTCAATATCAAGTTGGTCAGCCTCAAAGCCGCGATTATCGGTCATGGTTAGTGAGATCAAGCGGCGACTGAGATTGGCGGTAATATCGTGACCGCCGAGTGTGAGCATAAACGCAGGCGCAATCTGCGTACCGGCCATCATGCCAACCCCCTTGCCGCTTGTTGCAGCAGGTCGCGGGCTTGCTGTTGCAGATCACCAAACATCGCTTTTAGTGACTCATCCACGCGATTTAGCGTCATGCTGAATTCAATACGGCGCGCGCGGCCATCATTAAAAAACACACTGTAAGTCTGAGTGATACTGGCGACCGCATACATACCATAAATTGTGCCATCGCCGCCGAGTAACGGCCACGCCTTGCCCTGCTCAGCCATGATTTTTAGCGCCAGCAATGACAGCACACCGCCGGTGATTTCGGGCAACAACACGCCAGACAACATGATTTTTTCCTCGCCGACGCCTAAAAACTGATAGGCAGGCCGCTGACCTATTCGACTGTTTGACGGCCAGCGATAATCGAGGCTGTGCTGTAGCGATTGATAAGGCAATGTCTGGAGCTGAAACACAAACAGCCCGAGGGTTAGCATCATATGGGCAGATCCTTAATCGGTATTCATGCGCGAACGCGCGGCGGCACGGCGTTGGCGTTCTTTCTCTTCCAACACTTCGCGGATCATGTTTTTGGCATCTGCACGGTTTTGACCTGGAGGAATAGCAATATCGAGCTGGTAATGATTTTGGCTTTGGTCGGTGTAACCGCCACCGTTCGCCGTCACCGGTGCATAATTAGCGGTTAGCAATCCTCCGCTCGGAGAATAACCGCCCGTGTTCACCTTAGTGGCGTTAACCTCAATATCCGCCGACTCGCTTTTGATCAGGCCGAGTTTTTCCAGTAACCAATCAATGCCTGCGCGCAGCTTGTTGAATACTTTGAGCGGTGCGGTTAAGACGTCAGCCAGTGCGCGCCCAAACTCAATACCCGCATTGCGGCAGCTATCGAGCGACTGTTGGGTCGATTTAACCGGCGCGATCAGCTCACTAAACCAGTGCCACACTGCCTGTAGCTTTGCCCCAAGCCAATCAAACACTGGCTGCAAAGGAGCAAACAGCTCAGCCAGCGGCGCAAAAACAGCTTTTAGCTCCGCCACCACGCCAGCAAAAAAGGCGCTGATCGGCTGCCAATATTTGCGAATAAGTAGCGCTCCGGCGACAATCGCCACCGCAATGCCGACAATCGGCCAGGTTAGCGCCCCGATCGCCGTAATAATGCCGCCCGCAACCGCAGTGAAAACCGTCCCGAGCAAACTGGCTCCGGCAATAATGGCATTAATCCCCATTACCACTGGCCACGCTACCAACCCCATCGCTCCGAGCACACCGATAACCGCCACACCAACGCCAACAATCTTGAGGAGGATTGCAGATAGCCCTTTATTTTTCTGCACCCACTGGTCGAGCTGGAGCACATAATGGGTGGTGGTTTGAGTCAGCTTACGTAGCGAGGATTCCTGCTGGTCAAACAGGTCAGTTCCTACCGCTGCATAGGCAGATTGCAAGGCTTTGAAGTCGCCGCTGAGATTGTCTTGCATGATTTTGACCAGTTCCTCAGTCTTGCCGTCAGACGCCTGAAACATCTTGGTCAAACGGTCGAGCTTGCCTGACGCCGCGCCCTCCATCAGTACGGCGGCAGCGGATGAGGCTTCCTCACCGAAAATAGCTTTCATATACTCGGCGCGCTGGGCGGTACCGAGCTTATTTTTCTCAAAGCTGTTTTGCATTTCTTTCAGCAAGGTAAACAGTGGCCGCATATTACCCTTGCGGTCAGCGGTGTTAACCCCTAACTCGTCGAGCGCATCATGGGCTTTACCGACCGGAGCTTGTAAGCGGGTGATAACCGCACGGCTGCCGGTTCCGGCCATTGAACCGATGATTTTGGCATCGGCTAACGCCCCCGCCATCGCGGCAGTTTCTTCGACGCTGATACCGGCATTTTTTGCCACCGGCGCGGCATAGGTCAGTGTGTCACTCAAGCCGGCAAAGTTAGCCGCCGTTTGGTTCATCACCGCCGAGATAACATCACCAATATGCGCGGTTTTATCATTGCTCAGACCAAATGCAGATTTAACCCCCATCAGCAAAGTGGCGTTTTCTTCCATGCTCTTTTTGTTGGCGAGCGACATATTCAACGTCACTGGCGTGGCAGCCAGAATGCCGTCTTTGTCTGCACCAGATTTGGCGATGATGATTTGTGCGGCAGCGGCATCATCGGCAGACGCAGCGGTAGTGTCACCGAGTTGGCGCGCCTGTGCGCGCAATGCCTGCATATCAGCACTGGTTTTCTCCAGACCCAGCACCGCCTGTAGCTCAGAGTTTTTCTGCGCAAAGTCATAACCGGGTTTTAAAACAGCGGCTCCGCTCACCGCTCCAGAGATCGCCACACCGACACCGGCAGCCCCCGCACCGGCCAGATTTCCGGCCTCCACTTTACCGCTTTGATAACGCTGGCTAATACGGTTAAGTTTGGCCTGTTGCTGACTGTTACGCGCTAACGCCTCGCGTTGGCGATTGAGGCTGGTGGTAGTTTCATTAATCGACGCTTTGAGGCGGCGTTGATCATGGGATAATGTTCGGGTATTGATACCCGACTGCTGTAGCGCTTGGCGCTGGCGCTGCACCGATAAGCGCAACCCGTTATAGTTGAGTTGCAGCTCAGTTGCGGCGCGTTTGGCGGCCTCCATCACCTGCACTTGTGCGCGGGTCGGTTTTTCGGTATTTCTAAACTGAGTCGCCAGCTCGGCGGCTTGCTGTTTGGCTTTCTTCAGCGCTTGATGGGTCACCGCCAACTGCGCGCTGGTTTTGCGAAAGCCCTCAATCTGCCCTGCCTGCGCGTTTAAGTTTTTAAGGATTTTCTGCGTATGGCGAATATCTCCAGACAGGGATTTACTCGCCGCCTGGATCGCTTTAAACGGGCGACTGGCGCGATCAACCGCGCTCAGTAGCACCTGCAATTTAAGATTATTGCTCATCGGTATTCCCGCTTCGTGTCGCGCTTCGTTGCAGCGCCTTATCGCGCCAAAGAATAAGTTCAGTCAGGCTTAAGGGATAAAGTTCTGACGGCGGCCAGTGAAAAATCACTGCGATATCCGCCATCAAATCATCGACCGACAAACGAGCAGGAAACGCTAACACACCGAGTTCGGCGACAAAAAACCGATCACCTGCCCCGCCAGCGCAATCATGTCCGGCAGTTCCAAATTCACCACCTCATGCTCGGTCAGGGACGGATAAGTCATGCGCGGCAGCACCTTAATCAAAGCGTTAACGTCTGAGGTCGCGACATCCTGCAAACTCACGCCGCGCAAGGTTCCGGCATTCGGCTTAATCAAGGTGATAGTTTCAATCAGGGTATCGCCGCGCTTGATGGGATTTTCCAGTGTCACGACGTTCTCATTTTGGCTATTCGCCTTATTTGCGGTGCCTTTTGTTCTGTCCATCATTTTTCTCTCCAATAAAATCAGGGGAATTACACACCGATATTTTTGCGATGCTGCGCCAGCCGGTCGATGCCATTAACCCTCTCAATCATGTTAATCACGTCAATTTCGATCAGTTCTTTGCCATCGAACGTCATCTTGTAGTAGGTGCATTGGGTCGAGATTTTGGTTTCGCTGTTCTCGCCTTGCTTGTTATCGCCACCGTCGATTTCCTTGTGACGGCCACGCAGCACTATTTCCACTGCCACCATCTCGCCGGTATCATCACGCTGATAAGAACCGGCAAAGCGCAGCGGCACATCTGACGCACCCGGAGTGGCGTACTGCGCCCAAATGGTTTCATCGGGTAGGCCGCCAATAGTCCACTCCATCGACAGCGCATCATCATCCAGCCCCAAATCGACTGGCGCGGAGCCATTCATCCCACCGCCGCGATAGTTCTCCAGCTTGCGGGTCAGCTTTGGCAGAGTCACCGAACTGACCACGCCCATGTAGCTCAGGCCGTCATTAAACAAGTTGAGGTATTTCAATTTGCGCGGCATTCCCATCGGGGTTTCGCTCCTTAGCCGTTGGCCGTTGCGCCGAAGCTCACCAGATATTTATCGGTGATACGCTGACGCAGAGTGAGGTTTTCCAACGGTGGCACCGGCGTGTAATCGTAATCGATGTACAACTTGCCAGCCTTGAGGGTATCTTTATCGTTGGCGCGGTCGTCATACCAGCAATTGGCGTCAATAAGGTAGCCGTTAGATTTCAGCTCACGAAATTTGGCTTTGATACCTTCGACAATGTCGCGGATTAACGTAGTGGTCATGGGCTTATCAACCGCCCACTGATGCGCCTCAGCCATAGTGTCGGCCAGTACTTGCGCGGTACGGACATAGTTTTCAAACAGAAAAAGCGGGTCGTCAGAGCAAGTGCGGTTACCCCAAAAACGAAAACCATTGGCGCGAATGAGCGTGGTGACACCGGCCTGATTGAGTAAATCGGCATCAGTACCCGCTGCCTGTAAATCCCAAAATACGCTGGCAGAGATACCGGTCACGCCATTCACCCCGACGTTAGACAGGGTTTTATGCCAGCCCTGTTGTTGGTCGATTTTGGCACGCAAGGCGCGGGCGGTGGCATAAGCTACGCTGCTGCGATTGGTGGAGGTGTTCCAGCTCAGAAAATCCGGCCAGATCAGCATCAGCTCACGCTGACTGAAATTTTCGCGGTATTTCAAAGCTTCCTTGCTGGTTTTGCAGCCATAGGCGCTGATATAACCAAAGGCTCGCAACTGCTGACAGATACCTGCCAGAGCGGTCGAAACATGCAGACTGTCCAGTCCTGGCACACCAAGAATACGCGGGCGCACACCGGTAACAGACTGCGCATCTAATAGCGCTTTCATGCCGGTATAGCGGCCATTCTGGTCAACCCCACCGATAATATTCGTCGTGGTTCCGGTCTCGTTACTGCCAGTGGCAACGCGCACCACAATGGTGACCGGTCGCGCCTGTTCAGCAATCGCCAGCAGTGATGCCGCCAGTGTGCCTTTTGTGCCTGCCTTAGCGGCTGCGGCGACCAGATCAGTAATCAGCACCGGTCTGTTGAGGGGGAATAGGGCTGTATCGGCATCATCGCCAGTGCAGACCATACCGACAACGGCGGTGGATACAGTGGAAATAATGCGGGTGCCGTCGTTGATTTCAACAATGCGGACGCCGTGATGGTAATCGCCCATGAGGTCACTCTCCGTTGGTTGGGAGAGAATATGGTGGCAGGGATTAAGTGTTTAAGCAGCGGGATAGCGTTGTGCCAGTTGTGGCACAACCAGATGAGGTTATTTTAGGTCGAATCTTTCGCGAATTACTTGCACATCAATATCGGTATACGTATGAACATGTTCCGATTTCAGCGTCAACTCACCTTGTTCAATTTTTACCATCTCTTCTGCACTGGCCAGCAGATCGGCATATAGCTCATCGTTCATGATAGTAACCTGAGTAACTCGGCCGCATTTAATTCACCATGACTAATAGCAGATTGCTGATAAACGTTTGCGGGATGAATGTCTCCCTCATTGCTGCTATAAGCATTAATGACAATAAGGAAAGATAATTATCCGTGCGCTGCTTTCGCAAGTGTCTCACTGATCCACTGATTGGTGCTTTTCCCTGAAACTTCCGCAGCAATATTGATTGCTGAATGAATTTCTGGCGGTATGCGTAAGCTAATTTTGCCACTGGCTGGGCGCTGTGGTTCACGGCCTTGCTCAGCGCAATAGCTCAGATAGTCATCTACAGCTTCTTCAAAGGCGATACGTAAATCAGCTACATTATCTGCATGAAAACCGATAACGTCGCGAATACCGGCAATATGACCAATCAAGCATTGATCTTCATCGCTGTATTCAATTTTTGCGGCATAATTTTTATATGTCATTGTATTCATGGTACCACTCCTACAGCTTCAAGAAATGTTTTGGCATCACGCACTTGGTAGGCTTTCGCTTCCTTGTCGGGATGTGGCCGATGAAATGAAGCAACTATCTTATTAATTTCAAAGCGGATCCGTGAACCACTCCCTTCTGTAGCTATTGCGCCCAACGCTATGAATAGAGATTCAATTTTGCGCCACTCTAAATTTGTTGATGTCGGTGTAGCAAAAATAGTTCGTAGCGTTTTGTAATGCTTAGCGTTCAATTTAATCACATCATTGTCCTTAATTTATGCGTTCTTTGCTCGCCAAAGCCCAATAATGATATCATAAAGTGATATCATGGCAAGCATTGTGATTTATCTAATTACAGATAGGCTCACCATCAATAAATCCGTTCCAGTGGTGACCTATCTGTTGTTTTATGAGGCCTAAGCCACTTCGAGTAGCTCCTCGCTATCCCGCAGATAAGTACTGCGTAACGCATCAATTTGTTGCCACAAAATAAGGGAAAGAACCTCTTTAGCATCCGCTCGATCTATGGTAACGATGGCGTAAATCAACGCACGACAATGGTCGATAAGCTCTTCTACTTCGCAGGGGGTGTCATCGTACATAGCACACCTCCATAAGCTGAGGGGCAGATGAAGAAACAGGTGTGGGAATAACAATGATATTGCTGGTAAATAATGATAGGCGTTTAGTCGTCAAATCCATGATGACTACCTCTCTGTATGAGTTTTTAAACTCACCACCTTGAGGTTCCAATCTCTTTATGGGTGGTGAACTGGGCAGGGTTGGAACTACCGGTCAACAGAGAATCCGGCGCATCTTTCGATGCCCCTGCCCAGCTCACCATTTCTTGCTTATTAACAATGTAACCGTATTTACGCCATGCGCTTTGGTGTATGCCGGACTGCCAAATTCGGTAAAGGATTTTACCGCTGCGGTGTGACTATAACCCGATGAGATTCTGTCGAGCAATTAGCCAACATCACTTTAGGACAAACATTTTTCCACGTTAAAATAACGAGTTACAGGTGTGATTAAGGGATGTTTATACCGCTTCCGTTAAGGACAATATTAGCGGAAGCGGTGAGGTTTATTGCTCGGTCAACGCGTTGTTAGTGAGCCAGTCGCTGGCAGATGCTTGCAATTGAGTGAGGGCGGGTAGCAAGATACTGATTGATGCCAGACAATGGCCTAACTGGCACAAACTTTCTGCCGAGAAATCCAACACCTCGTTGTCGGCAAAGGTAACAAAAGTATCCCCGATAAAATTCAGGCCATGCAGCAGTCCGGCGTAACATTCCTCGCTACTGTTTGCCAGTTCCAGTATGTCATCAGCACTCAGGTGTGACATATCCAGCTTACCGAACACCTCGGTCAGTGTGGAATCAAGTCTATTGATATCAGGCAACATGGCGCTTCTCCTGTGGTTTGCAAGAAACAAACACCAGCGAGAAACCGGCCAGCAGATTGCGGGCTTCACGCTCAGTGGGAGCCAAAACGGAGATCAGGCGCAACGGAAAAATCTCGGCCAATAATGTGTTAGAACGGGCGTTAAGGAAGGTGTAGAGCTTTGAATATGCACGTATGTTACTATTAGCGTCAGCCATAGCATTACCTCGTATAATGGTGTGGTTAGATGCCTCGGCAGTGTTAGCGCACTGTCGGGGCATTGTTGTTTTATGGTGACTACGTAATTACAATGGTCGTTACCATGAAAGCATCATAAATTAGGGTAATTACCATGTCAACACCAGAAGAGAAACGTTCACCTCAATATCAGATGCGTCTTCTAGCAGAATTTCGTGCGCAGTTAGAAGAACAAGCCCGTAAAGATGGTGATGCTTCCCTTGCGACGTGGATAAAAAGGATATTGCGTAAAGAGTTACGCGAAAGAGGCATTGAACCTAAAGGTTAGTGGAATCATAAATCAGCCCAACTGGATTAATGTATGCAGGCAAGGAGACAGATAGCCCCTATCAGGGCTATCTGTTTAAGCATTACGCTACTTTTTACTTTTTACTCTTCGGGCCAATAATTCTGAACGACCAAAACTCTCTTTTTCATTTTCTGGTGGATGAACATCAGAAAATCCTGCGGCCTCAATGAGTGGCCCCATAGACCTGAACTCTACCGCTGCTTTTGGGCTTCGTAGTGAAGACATACCCTCATTCCACGCGTGGAGCATTTGCTTAGTGATTTCACGCCATAAAGGTTCGTTTTTAGCCGCTTCGATCATCTCACGACCCACTTCAACCGCTGATTCGCAAAGTGTTTCTACCATTTCAGTATAATGGCGAGGAGAAATACCCAGTCGGTGATTAAAGAAACGCTCCAATGACTTACCCGCAGCCCATGTCTGCCGCCCTTCGATGGAAAGTGCGGGAGGATTATGCCTAAAACGCGGGTAGGCTTGAGTGGTAACCAGATCATAAGCTGGAGTATAAGCAACGTCAGTCACCGAGGTATAAAGTAGTGCAATATTTTTGGCATGACAGTCAGCATTACGCACAACAAAGTTGGTTAAAATCAACCAACCTAGAGCCTCCATTTGCTGGTGCATATCCGATTTAGGAATATATGCTCTAGTGGCCTTAAGGACCTTTTCCATTGTCGTGGCATACTTCTCATGGGGTGGCATCCCCAGTAAGCTACAAGCATCTTCAAGGCCGTATATGGGATGCCCATCGGTATCTACGTCGAATCGCTCAACCACTAATATGCGACCATCATCCGACATAGTACTTGCGGCAACAGGAGTTACATTTAGGCGCTCAAGCACCTTCATCGTATAAAACTCATTGAATCCCAAAAAAGGAGTATTTTCGTCAGAACCTTTAATTATATGCTTGCTCGTTCGAAGAGTAGGCTTGCCTAATGAGACAGTGTTTGTGCGTTCTGGAGCTAAAAACTTGGGTACGGCACCAGACACTGCTGCTCGCGCATATCGCCGAACCAAGGAAGCAAAATGAGCCGTAGTATTATTGCCTTTAAGAAGATCTTCAATTTGCAAAGGATCTAATTCAAAACCTGATGCCACACCTTCAGGGGTCACGGTAACGCGCCCTATTCCCGTTCCGCCAATGACTGCCAATAATGAAAGATCTGTACCGTCTAATAAAGGACCGAATTCCTCTCGGATAATACCCAGTAAATAACCTTCCGGTAAGTTTTGTCGAAAGAAAGGATGAAGATCTCTCGGCCAACGCCATGCTAAGTCGCGAACAGGCATTGTTAGACTAATAAAATTATTTTCGGATATCCCCGGTAAATATTGTAAAAGGTACTCATCCCTTTCGCGAAATAGCTTGGCAACATTTTGGCCGCTAATTTGAACATCTAACTTCATGAAGTTTCGTCCTGACGCTGTTCAGCAAGAATGTCGTCCAGAGTTCGAATATGTCCACTCTTAACTACTTTAAGGTCATAGCCAGCAGCTTCGAATAACCTGACAAGAATGCTGACACTCATATCACCTTTTGCCAGTGTTTCCATACGCGCTAAGGTAGTGCGTGAGACGCCAGCTCTTTTCGCTAACTCAGCTTGTGATAATTTTGCTTCATTGCGTACTGATTTGAGCATATCAGCAACATCATAGAGAGTCGTCATTTGTAGCCCCAAGGATACAAAAATCCAGTTTATGGCAATAAATGTAGCCCTTGGGATACAAAAAATCAAGAATCCATCTTCGATAAATCTGATTATCCAGTAAACGACACTCACCCAACCCGTAGCCACAGGCTTCACTGTGAGCAATGACTTGCCTCTACTTTAAGACAAACATTTTCCTCGTTAAAGTAATGAGTTACAGGTGTAGCTATAAGAAAGACACCATTAAGCCATGCCAGTTTAGTTTTTCGTCCAGTTGTCTAATAGGATTAGACAATGGGTGATATTTTCAAACGATAGAGAGTCATCTTTTGTAGCCCCGGAGACACAATAATTCAGTTTATGGCGATAACTGTAGCCCTTGGGATACAAGAAATTAAAAAATCATCGTCAATAAAGCGACTGATTCAGTAGACAATACACTGACAAATATCCCGCCAACTGTAACCATGGGCATCATCCCGAACAATGCCTCAACCTCACTTTAAGACAAATATTTCCCCCATTACAATCAACCCTTATTACGGCAACTCCGGCCAGTCAATCTCTGGCGCGGTGTTGGGGTCAATGCGCAGTAACGCGATGCGGTAATGTTTTAACGCCGCCAATTGCTGAATATCAGTCTGTTGATTATCGATTGCAATGGCGTCGAGTAGGATATTGATGTGCTCCGAAACCTGCGTTATCAGTGCGGTTTTTTGTTGGGCGGCGGTGGCGATATGGCGGGCTTTTAATGCCTGTTGATCGATTTCCCAGGCGGTTCCTGTCCATATATCAAATTCATGCATTGGCTGAATCAGTGTTTTATTTTTGGGGATTGGCCCCAGTGCAAAAATGATGGATTCATATTTGGTTTCAATGTCATACACCGTTTGATGGCGATAGTCTGCCACTGTCACCCACTGGTTAGCAGTTAAATCCCTGACCAATGCCATGCCGGTTTTAGGTTGAATGATGGGTGCATCAGCCACCGAGTGAGCCGGTAAGCCGACGCCGAGCGGCAAGTATTCCATGCCCGCACTGGCATATTCCAGACTCTCCGCATCATAGTGATAAAGCGTTATCCATCCCGCCTGACTGGCGAGTTGATGGTCATCCAAGATGGCCGGTTGAACCGCAAAGTTATATTTCATTAGCTAGCCCTCAAAATATAGCAAAATGAGATGTTGCGTGGTCGGGTTTCGGCGGCGGTGCGCACCACGCGGGAGGCGTCAAAATCAAAGCTGCCGCAATGGGTGATGTCGGTATGGTGCGGGGTATTGTCGTTGCCGACAGACTCAGTTTTCGCGAAAGCGCCGCTGAAGTGGCTTTCAGGTGCGCTGCCCATGCTCTCTGATACCCCATTGATACCGCCGGTGATATTTTGCAGCGCGTCGGTTTGTGCGCTTAACAGGGGGCGATTTGCATCAATGCCGCGTCCGTCATCAAATCCACGAATAAACTCACCGCGCAAATCGGGTAATTTGTGGTCTGGATATAAAGTTGCCAGCGTGGGGTAACGGTAGGGATAAAATGCTGCGCCGTTGCATTTTAAATAACCTTGCGGTGGCGTGGTGCCGGGGTAGGGCAGTGGGATGCCGATGGGGGTCAATGCCTGGCTGCGACTGGTGACGATATCTATCCATTCCCGCCATTGACCATAAGAGCGCAGGCGATAACTGACTCTTGCCGCAGTGTGGGTATTGTTGGTGGAGAAAATGAATTGATGGGCGGTTAACGCGTCATTTTGAATATGCTGAATGGTCGCATCACCAAAGCCTTCAGGTTTATCGGGAGCGTATTGATTGACACAGTACATGCCGGTTTTTGTCAGTGCATTGATCCCCGCTGAGGCAATGATGCAGTTGCCACCCCAGCCAAATGCGCCGACCTGCATGAGTTCATCTTGAGCATTACCGACATTTCTGGTTGCCGCAGAGCCTAATTGCAAGTTAGCCCGCGCCGCTTTGGTATCGCTAAGATCAAATAAATTGCGGCTGGTGAGGAGATATTGCGGGTGCGGATTGAGGGTGCGGATATGGTTGCTGATTGAGGTGACGGTGGTGTGGCTCACCTGATCGGCATACTTGCGCGTTGCCAGCACCACCGCAGGGTCGGTTTTCAGGATAACGGCTGCCGTGCTGCTGACCATTAATATCATACGAATCAGTTGCGTACGGCCACTACCTTCCTGCATTTGCGGCTTATAGCTTTCCGGGCAATTAGCGATAGCAATTAACTCTCCGGCTTTATTCAGCAAACCAATCTCCCGGATCCACCACCCGCCCTCAGTCTCAGGGATAATCTGCTCCGCAATAATCTGACGGGGATTGCTCGGGTCAATGGTCAGGGCATTAAGGTCGGCGCGGCGTTGTTCATTCACCAGTTGGGGTTGTGCCGGATCGGGGGTTGGCAGGGTTCCACCGCCATCCCCGACTGCCATGTGGGTTATCTCTAAGCGGGTGCCGAGCGCAGTGGCGTTCGCCAGTTTGGCTGCGCCGATATGGGTCAGTAAGGCAAAGTATTTAGCGATCATATTGAGTCCATTCGATAGGGGTAAATGGTCAGCTCATCACCGCTGTAACTACCGGCGGCGATAGTCAGCGGGCCGCTGCTATCAAGATTGATAGACAGGCCGACTAAATGACGGCTGCATGGCTTGGCGTCGTCTATCAGCCGCTCCAGCTCTTGATACATCTCTTCGGTAATACCGGTTTCCAATACGCCCACATCGAGGCGAAAAGTGCCGGGTGTTTCGTTGGTCTTCCACCACTCAATCACCTTGATGAGATAGCCGAGCGGCTCAACCACCCGACGAATCGCGCCGATGGTGCCTTTGTATTTGTGGACATATTGCGAAGACTTCACCACCGCGCGCTTAGTCGTTTCCGGCCAGCTTTCATCCCAGCGATCAACCGACCACGCCCACGCCAGATAGGGCAGTAACGGCAGCGGGCACAGGTCAGCATTCCATAACTGGCGTAGTGGCACTGGCACCTTCCCCAACTGGGCGCAGGCTTGTGCGGCGGCGATTTCCAACGGGGATGATCCGTCTGGTAGCAAGCGGTTATCACTCATCAGAGCCACCTATCGTCAAGGTATAAGCAATGCAGCTAGAGGCTTGCGACTCATTCAGCACCATATCGGCCAGCGGTTGCGCCAGTTCAACACGTTGCACTCCCTCTACATGTAAAGCGGCGAAAATAGCGGAGAGGCGAATGTCGCGCCCGAGGCGGTGTTGCGCACTAACATAAGCTTTGAGCTTGGCTTCAGCGGCCTGTCTAATCGGTTCGGCTTCGGGGCCGGGATAGAGATAAAGCGTTGCCTGTATCTGGTAGGGGATTATTTCAGCAGATTGCACCGTCACCCGGTCAGCCAATGGGCGCACATTTTCAGCATTGAGCGCGGCAGCCACCACTTGGATCAGCTCTTCGCTGGCGGTTCCGTCATTCTCCCGCGATAACACCGACACCGTGACACAAGCCGGTGACGGGCTGACCACCGACACATCCGCCACCCGACCATCGGCACTGCGGCCATGAAATTGATAAGCCCCCACTGAACCGGCGACACTCAAGCCCTCGAAAGCTTGTTGAATGCGGACACGAAAATCACTGTCAGATTCCATCACCGCCGCTAGCGGTGGCAATGCGCTGTCATCGGCAGGCGTTATCACCAGCCGCTCAACGTTGTTATTTGCACCGAGCTGGTCGAGGTCAGCGCCCGTGGAATAAGCCAGTATGTTGGCCCGCGCTGCTTCATTGACGCGCTGACGCCACATCACCTCGCGGTAGGCACTTTCTTCCAGCAATTTAGTCAGTGGTTCAGATTCAAGCTGCAAAGTACGCGCCACCGCTGCGCGCTGACTTTCATCACACAGCGACAACAGCGTCGCCTTACGCTCAGTTAAAATACGTTCATAATCCAGCACCTCAACCACATCGGGCGCGGGTAACAGGCTCAGGTCAATGGTTGCCATAGGGTTAGCTCACAGGGATGGTTAAAGAGAGAGGGGCCGCGCCATCAGTGCGGGTGCCGGTGATATCAACTACCATTTTTCCGTCAAGGGTGGTTTCAAAAGTGATACCGGTCAGCTTGACCCTCGGCTCCCAGCGCAAAATTGCACTGTAACTGGCGGCCATGATTTGCAGGCGCAGGGTTGGATTTTGTGGCTGGTCAATCAGCTCCGAGAGCAGCGAACCATAAGTGCGGCGCGTTACCCGCGAACCAACAGGGGTGATAAGAATGTCAGCGATAGACTGGCTGATATGGTCAGCGTCGGTAATGGCCCGCCCGGTATTGCGGCTCATGCCGAGATATTGGGTTGTGGTCATGCTGCCCCTCAAAATTCGCGCGAGTATTTCAAGTCAGTTTGCTGCTAATGGGCGCGGATAACATCTCAGGAGGGATGTGTGGGGGATGGGACAATAGGGGGAATTAGAACAGCCCGATAAGTCGGGCTGTTAGACATATCAGGCAAACACCACTTTCAGGCTACCAGGAGTGCGGCGTGCTTTCCCGACGACAATTTGTACATCGCGCCCCAAGCGAGTCAGGCACTCCAACATCTTGGCCTCGCTTATCCCTCGGAACTGCCCACGCAACATATTAGACAGCTTAGGCTGAGTCATCCCCAGCAGCTTGGCGGCCTGTTCTTGTGTCAGGCGGCGGCTTTTAATAATGTTACCAATAGTGGTAGCAAGCTGTGCTTTCACCTGCATTTCTTCGGCATTATCTTTGCCAAGATCGGCATAAACGTTACCGCTGCTGATTTCGATATCATGGCTCATATTATGTTTCCTTTTTTGTCCCCAACAAATAAATGAGGCGAGATTTAACGCACCATTACCGGTTAAAAATCACACACAAATATCGGTAGCCGGAGGCTCTGTGGCGAGAATGTCTGCCCTGACCCGTTGTTCTAATTTGCTTAGTGTAGGGATTAATGCACTGATCGCGCTCAAGCTCCGCCCCAACTGATAAAGGCTGGTCGGTTCAAACGCCAATACATTGTGGTCAGCGAACGTGTGCAAAGAATCGCCGATAAAATCCAGGCAATCGCATAACCCAGCGCATGTGGCTGCGCAATGAGCGGCCAATTGCAGGCAATCATCTTCACCCATGTCAGAAAAACCGAGATTAACAATTATTTCGTCCATGCGGCGATCAACGATATGAGTATCAGTTTGCATGGCGCACCTCTGGCTGGAGAGATGCAAAAAAAGGGGTGGGTTGATAGAGCGCAAGCCCATAATGACTGGGCGATGATAGGTATGTAGTCGTCTGATCCATGATGACAACCTCTTCGATGGGAAAAATTATCACCACCAAGAGACGCTAATCTCAGAGGGTGGTGAACTGGACAGGGTTAGCGTAACCGGTCATCGAAGAACCCGGCGCATCTTGCGATGCCCCCGCCCAGCTCACCATTGCTTACTTATTACAGGTGTCACTGTGCCCGCACATAATAGCCGAAACTACGGTTGTGCGTTTCAATGAATTCCGGACTGTCAAATCCGGCAGCGGATTTTGCCGCTGCGGCGTGACTATAGCCCAGCGAAGTTCTGCCGTGCAATTAGCCAGCATCACTTTAGGACAAACATTTTTTCTGTAAAAATAGGGGGTTATCGTGGTGATGCTTTAAAGATGGATGAGGCAACAAAGAGTAAGAAATAAAAAGGGAAAGGGGTAATAAACAGCGCAAACAGACGACGTTTAAGGCAACATCGCCTGTTAAAAGTAGGGATTTAGCGAGCAACTTAATGGCAAATTTGAGCCAGTTCTTCTTCGCTCAAGCCGGTCATTTTCATTACTGTGGCGTAGTCAAGGCCATTGGCTAGCATAGTACGGGCAACTTCCAACTTGCCTTCTACCCGGCCTTCTACCCTGCCTTCTACCCGACCTTTCACAATGCCTCTGGCTTCGCCTTTTTGTTCCAGTTTTTGTGCAATCGTCATCAGTGACTCCTCATGCTGCGGTAAGCGCTGGGCCAGGCTGTGTATGAACACTTCTAGCTCGGCCGTTTCGCCAACCTGTATGATGTAATTTATCGCCGCTTTTAGCTGATCTTCTGTAGTGTAACCGCTCGCTATCACCATGACCAGTTGATCCAATAATTCGGACGAATCACGCTGGCGAATATGTTTTTGCAACAACTCCAGCAGGGCTATGCGTCGATGGGTCATGATTTCGTTATCGGGGATTACCGTCACATCGATCAGCGGGAAGTCACGACTGTACAA